CGTTCTTCAGCTGCTGCATATCACAGCCTCTGTCAGCCAGAGCCATATGCACGCCAACTTCTCCTCGTTTTGCAACGAATTGAACGACACGCCCCGAAGGTGCGGTAACATTTTTAACGGACTCATTCATCAGCTCAGCCATTTTCCGATTATAGGAATTGATAGCCGAAGAACTGATTTTACCTTTCGATGTCACGGAAGAAGGATTTTTTAATAGCTGATCGGCGTACTGATTGAGTTCTTTGGAAACATCTTTGCGGGCTTTGGATACAATTTTGTCGTGGTTTTTATGAGCCCACTTTGCGTCTTTCTTTTCCAAACGCTTTTGACCGGCTGCGGTCAAAGTACCGTCTTTGTTCTGGAAACGGCGAACTCCCCATTTCTGACCGAGAATACCATGATGGTACATCTCATCCAACTTGACCACCTCCTTATTCAAATGCGTCTCGATTGAGTTTATAAGCAATATAAGCGTCCATCATTGCCGCAACAGCATCGATTTTCTGCTCGTATCGCTTCTTCAAAAGTTTACGGTTGCCGTTTGTATCTTCAAGGGTAATGCAGTTACCCATAGCGAAGGTCATAAGGTCCTCATCGAAGATAAGCATTCTTTCTTCAGAAAGCTTTTTCAGTTCTCCAAGTGGAACTGATTCGGTTTTAGCGCCCTGAATAACTTTCTCAATTCCAAACGGACCGTTTTCAGATTCCCATCTCGCCACAAATTCTTTTGCATTATAAGGGTCAAACCCAAGACATCGAACATCATATCCGCACTCCTGAATATGGTTGTCCAAATCTTCATAGACATCCATCATGTTAAGTACAGCACCATCTAAAACAATTAAACTGCCCTCCGCCATGAATTGATCGTATTTGATCCGCATAGCAGCAGGCAGCTTCATTAAAGTGGTAGAGGTAATATAGTTTCGTGTCTTGATGCCAAAAGAACCGTTTGGCAGAGGGAACAAAAATGTAAATGCGCAGAAGTCATCGCCCTGTGATAAGTCTGCACCGAGGGAACAAGGCATCTGCCAGTAGTCCCTCTTTCGATGCGGAAGAGTTTCTTCGTAAGTGAAGTAATAGGTGTACCCCTCCATAGGCAGTCCAAATCTCTTTGCAAGAATATCGTTTCGGGCAGCTGGAGCTTTTTCAGCTCTTTCAACATCAAGCTGATAAGTTTCATAGCTTACGGTTTTTCCAAGATTTGGATTAGCCTTGAGCCACATTTCCGGATCTCCTACTTCGTCAATTGAGTCAAGCTTGTACCACCAAATCGAAACGTGGGGATTGATGTAGTCGCCTTTAAGGATGTCCATCAACTCCATTTTGATGGTGTCGCCGCTTCCGTTACGAACCGTACCTTCCGAGCTGATTGCAACAATGATGTAGTCGTTCACCTTGGATGCGCCCTGCTCAATTGCGCCGATAACATCCTCTCGAATGTCTCCGGAAAGCCACTCATCAACGGTTGCGACCTTGATTTGTAGACCCTGGAGCTTATTGATGCTCATGGGTCTGACCTCAAGAAGCGAACCCGTAAGGAAGTTTTCAACGCCCTTTTTTGTAGAGGCTAACTTTGTGCGATTCGCTTTGGAACCGGTTGTGTTTTGTAAAGAGCCTTCTGTCAGGAACTGAAACAGCGGTCCTCTCGAACGAGTGATAGCGGTGCGAAGAGGAGACATGACCTCCTCCGCTTGCTTCATTGTGGGGGCGGTGGTGATCTGATGAGTAGTAGAGGTATCAACATTCAGAAAGTAACCCTGTAAGGTTGAACCGTACATTGATTTAGCGGCACCTCGTGCAACAATCAAATACTGTTTGTTGATTAGTCGTTTCTTTACATTCTTGCGAACATAGTGCCCACCATGACCATCTTGATTCGGCTGATACACGCTTCGCTCAACAAAATAGTACCAACCAAAGATCTGTTCACCCCAAAGTTTGAAGCTATCCAAAAGGCTAAGGTCAGAACCATCTGTTAGAGTGAGTTCGGACTCGCAATAAGCAATCCATCCCTCAACAGCTTGGTCGTCATAATACACACCCGGATTAGCGATGAGATCATCAATACGGTTCATCTCCATGGAGATCTCTTTGCAAACCGGAATCTCCCCTCGAATTACGGCATCACGAAACATGCCATAATACTTAGGAACGGCAGTGTTTGATAATGCCATAAGTACCTCCTTAGCCAGCCTTCTTAGCCATACCGTTTACAATTTCTTTGATCTTGCCATAGTTATTGTAAATAGTTAAGGCGGTCGAAGTAGCGGTTGCAATTGTACCGGCGACTTTCAGGGTTTTCGATACATATTCCTTTCCGCGATTCACATCAGTCGAGGACAACTGACTGTACTGTTTCTCCATCTGAAGACGGTTCAATCGGTTACGGAGTTCTGCATCACTCATAGACTTAACGCTCTTACTGCTATGAGCTTTACTATAGTCCTCATGAGCAGAAGCTTCTTTTGTCTGAGCCGACATTTTCTTTTCGATCTCAGACATACGTTTCATCAATTCCGCATTTTTCTTAGCATTTGTATTTTTCCCGTATGTCAACTGATCTTCGAGTTGTCCATACTCTCTTTCAAGCTGCTTTGTATTATCGCTGTTGTATCTTTTTTGACCTGCATTCGTCAGGCTGCCATCTTTGTTCTGATAGCGCCGGACGCCCCATTTCATGCCGATGATGCCATGATGGGAAAGTGCTGTATTATCCATTTTGAAATCCTCCTCTCGTTTTTAATCAGGGTCGACTGTCACATTGATTCGCCATTCAAGCTCGCTGATCTGTCGGTTAATTGCTTCCATCACTGCCGAACTCAACGGCGGGTCGAACGCCAGTCTCACCTTCAGGTAGATAAAGGCTTTTACAAATTCAAGACGAGGATCATCGTACAGGAATTCAGACCAGGTCTTACTTGCATCTTCGATACGGAATCCTTCTTCAGGACCAACACCGAGCTGCGTCAAGACCGAGAATGCCGAATTGATGTACATGACGATGTCCGGGTCAAAGTGCTCATACTCTTCAGCAATTCCGAGCAGCTTTTTAATCGATGTCAGTATACTGTCCATATCGTTTTCTCCTTACTGCCTGACGGCTACAAATTTCTTCATGCAGAATCCTTCGATACCGGCGGCAGTACAGACAGCGTACCAATCATCATTGGAATCGCCCATGTCAATTTCCAATTCGTCAAGGCAGGTCACAACCGTCACTACTCTGGAATCTTTACTCGGCTTTTCACGAATGTTCAGCTTTAGGCAATCGGTAACAACACCGATCACATTCCGAGCCGCATCTTCGCAAAGCTCTGTTTCCTGTTCCTCGATGGCTTCAGTCTGTTCATCAAGAATGGAATTTTCATAGATTTTATTTTCCATTGGGTGTTTCTCCTTTCATTATTTTCGCCAAGGGCATGTATCGTTTTGTGTGCGCTGTACTGGTGGGAGAAGTAACAAACTCTCATCACCATAGTGAATAGCATTATGCGTATTCAACTTGGTGCATATTACATTCTCCGGATCGAAGACGCATGGACTCTGATTCAACAGGTCTTCATAAGTGATGGGGTTCAGATGATGAATCAATATTGAGCCAAAGATTTCATAACCCGATACTCCGAGATCGCAACCTTCATCACGAATGATAATTTCATCTCTGAATCTTAACCACTTGTCTGAATGATAGAACTCTTGGTTCAGCCAGCGCTTAAAACCGAAAGTCTCTTTCCCAACAGAGCCATCGAGTTTCAAATAACAAAACCGTTCTTCAAATGTCGGCAATGTAATCAACTCTGAATAAGTTTTAATATTCATCGTCATCACCGCCTGCACCTGAATATCTCCTAAACGCTTCAAGAGCCTTGTTGTACAACTCTTTGGCTTCACTATTGGAATTTAGATTCTTGGTCTTCGCTTCGATAAGCTCTTTCTGCTTCTCCAGAATCTCCTTTTCGATTCGTTCCTTACTGGAACCGAGTTTCAAATAATGCGTTATGACCTGAGAAGAAGCAGTTCCGTCTCTGAGCTGCTTTTCAGCACATTGAACCGCCAAAGAAATCATTAAGTTCTCTTGCGCTTCGAGAGATGTCGGTGGTCTCAATGGGCTATTTGAGTCGGAAGAGCTTGCAGCTTTACCTTTTGGCATTGGCACTGCCTCCTCTCTTAAAAAATTTGGTGCGGATAACAGGAGTTGAACCTGCACGGAGATAACCTCCAATAAATTCTGAGTCTATTGCGTCTGCCAGTTCCGCCATATCCGCATACTTGTACTGCACTTTTTATCTGAACCGATGCTCTTTTAGGTGAGAATAGGTGCAGTATTTGAAAGAACTTACAGAGCTGAATTTCCACCAATCACCGAAAGGAGAAAAGAAACATGAAAGGAGATGTTCACACTTTATGGAAAATGTCTCAACCCTGTAAGCTCGTTCAAATACTGCACCCGTGGGGTAAACCCCATTCCCAAAATATCCCTCCGGAGATTTTTTTAAGACCGCCGCGATGAGGTAGGGGGTGTGATTTTGGAGACCCCCTCCCCATGTCTTTAAGCCCTGTGGCAGCAGTGCAGATCAAGTAATTATTTGTTTGTATTGGCTTCAAGTTCAAATGTTTTCAGAAAAGAAAACAAAAACTTTATTCAAAGAGCATTAGACCTCAACCTATAGTTCAAGCCTTGTCTGCTTTTGTTGTTTTCGTTCTCTTAACTTTCTTGTAAATGTTCATGAAGTCGTAACGAATGATCTCGTCAATCGCTCTTTCAATCTCTTGATTGTTCTCTTCTTCAGAGAATTGGTCAGAAGTGTGAGCAATTCGATCGAGATAAGCGCAAGTGTTGTAACCCTTTTCTACATCGAACAGGAACCAATCGGAGAACTGTTCAAATGGATTATAAGGGTTGTCAAATGTGGTAAGGGCACAAGAACCATTCATACCAGTCACTCCTTTCAATTCAAGTAATTAGACACTGTGCTTGTTGAAACACCAAGAGCTTCAGCAATTTCCGATGTACTGTAGCCAGAAGCATTCATTGAAGCAATCTTATTCTGCTTTGCAGTGCTGAGAGTTGTTGTTGCTCTCGGTGTTGCGCGCTGTCTAAGACTATCAATGTCCACATTGTCAATGATTTGGGTGAGCTTATTCTCGCTAATAGCACCAGCTTGAATTGCTTCCCATTCACGGTCTGTAATTTTAATGGTTTCTCGCTTTGCGCCAACAGAGGCACGAGCCTGAGTAAGCGCCTGCTGGCTTGCTTTCTTGAGTTCACCCTTTGTCATGTCCGGGTTATCCTGCTTTTTAGCAGCCACTACTGCATTAGCCATAGTCTGAGCCTGCCTTTCTCTGGGTGCATTCTTCAGAGCTACATTGAGCTTAGCATTCAGAGAATCGACCTCAGCTTGATAGGTCTCTTTTGCAGTTGCGGAGTAGGGTACTTTTCCGGTGGAGAGGATCTCAAGACGAGCCTGGTTGCCCAGGGCTTTCATTTTGTTGGCATAGTTAGCATAAGCACGCTCCACGGGGGTATCAGCTTCGGATACCAGGGTATAGGCATCCTTTGCCTCAGCCATCTTAGTGCTGGGCTGAGTACGCTCTTTAACCTTGCCAGTTCGCTTGTCAACGTAAACAGGGTCATCTACATCTTTCCATATGTATTCACCAGTTTTTTCGTCGATTTTTGGACTACCTTGCCTCTTGATAATGGAAGTCTCAGACTTAGCACGGGAAATCAGAGTCGAAGCACCCTCATGGTATCTTCCATCCTCATCAACTGTACCTTGATACTTCTTTTTCAAAGAGCTGATGCCATTGTCGATCTCACTTTGCTTGTAATCCAGCTTGTGTTTTTCAGCATCGATAACTACCATGCTATGACGAACGGCTCTTGCAAGCTCATCCTGCGTAGCTCCCTTCAAAGTCATGTCGGTAATCAGATTAGAAATGACACCCATCTCTTTCTGTGTGTTCTTCATAGGCTTGAAAGTGCCAGCAGGTTTTCCGCCATACTCTAATTTTGGGTCAAATCCTTCAAGCCCCTTCAGAGGAGGAGTGGAAGTAATCTTGACCTTACTTTTACCAGAATTACAGGGGATGACCATGACAGTATCACCATCAAAGTCAGCACCTGAAAGCCGTTCTGCAACCTTACTGTTAATACCGATGGCATCTTTAGGGGTGTTACCAAGGATTCGGCGAGCCTCTGCCTGCTTGTTATTCACTGTCAAGATAGGAATCTCAAAAGGTCCGCCATGTGGATAACGAAACAGAGCTACCGTGTCACCAA